CTCGAAAGAGACTTAGTCTCCCGCGGTGAGTACCCCCCGCTAGGGGTGTAGTTTATCTCACCTCAGCCCTTCATTAGAAAGGCTGAATCCATCCGAGCTTGATGTTGACGGCTTCGGAACGTCCTGCACGTTCTAAATGCTTGCTGTCGATGAAAGGCTCTTCACCTGTTTTGAGCAAGCACTTGACCATGGCGCCGAGTCCATCCAGGCGAGATGCCGGGATGCGTCCTCGAGCTACATATGCCCTAACCAAGGGACTATGCAAGGTCTTGTGGTCGCGCTCAGTTTGATAACTAAACGCTACACTTGTCCTACCAATGGCCGGAGATGTATCGGCAACGATTGGGAAATGACCGTGTAACAGGTCTCCCAACCAGACGTCGATCTCACATGCAGTAACCCACATTCCCAGCAGATAAAACTGGTTACGTAGGGATACAAGTGAGAGTATCTCCTCAACGTGTTGCAATCCGGTGGGGAACTCCCGTCGGACCTTGGCGATTGAAACGTCATGTCCGTCATAAAATTCCTTTCCGCAAGACTCTCTGAACTTTCCAGTCCAGAAAGACTTGGCCATGTTAACTCGAAACCCAAAAGTCTCGAGTTCACTAACGATTGCATGCACAAAGCGCACAGGGGCAATAATATCGTCCCCGTACACGCGCACCTGATCCCGATACCTCTGAATGAGTTCCGGGTTAACCTGGGTATTGAGCTCTCGCGCAATTCCCATCATTACAATGGTAGAGAATACCATTGCTTCGATGGGGAACGTAAGAGCCGAACCCATACTCGCGAACTTGGCTAAGCGTATAACGCCATGGCCAGGAACGTCAGCCCTTCGGCTGCGACACGCGTCAACCCCTTCTGCTAAGTTGGGGAAGTTGCGAAGAAGCAGCCTAACAAGCTGATTGGAGACACGGTCGGAAGCTTCACTAAGATCTAGTGTTGCTAATTCACCTGACGATGAACCTTCACAAGCCAACAACTGGTTAGGTCGTTGATCAGTAAATCCAACAATGCGAAAGCCACGATTGCGGTTTTCCGCCATCGATATGAAAGGGCTTTCGACATTCTCGACAAATCTAGCCATAAGGCCCTGCTGCACATATTGCATGCAGGTGGGCTCAACAGCAATAATTCGCGGTGTCTTCAACGTCTTAGGAACGGTTATGACCTTCACAGGTCTTTCTGCTCCGGGTTCGAGAAAGACGACACTAGGGAGGGTATCCATGTGATACCTGGAATTGGGGATGAGATACTCCCCGAAAGAGAAGACTCTCTCGAGCCTCTCTGTCCACTCTGTTTGATCGAACTTGCGGTTTCCCTTAAGTCGATCGGCAGTAGCTCCTGGCCCGTGTTTTGGGATGATACGACTGTGATAGACATCTTCGTCTACCTTTTGAAGTACCGTACCCCAGAGGACCAACGATGCCTTTGCAAAATCCTCCTGAAAGGAGAAAGTAAGCTCAGCATCATTTCGCCGCACTTCCTGCTCACACTCGATATAGCCCTCGATCGCTTTCGCGACCCTCGCATCACTGCAAGGGAGGAGAATCTTGCTGTACATCAGCGTAAGCTGACGCACGGCAAATATAGCATCGATGTCAGGCTCGTCGAGCAATAGACCAGACTCTTGGTCGAAAATCAGACTCAGGAATCCACCGAGAAATTCGGGGACCCCGGGACTCTTCTTAGAGTGTTTCCACCCTTTGAAAAGATCCTTAGAGACAAACCCTTGGTCTAGACCTTTTTCGAGGTCCTTTCCAAAGGTAGGTAGGGTAATCGTAAGAAACGACGACCCCTCTGATTTCTCCCGACTCGTGACGGTTATAATATCACGAGTGGTGCTAGTGCAACATCTCGCAGCAAGTTCATTAGCTGCGATAGTCCAGAGCATTGTCAGGCTTTTCATGTCCTGCCTTTCACAAAGGTAAGGGCATCCTCAGTCCTGCGATGTCCACAGACTATTAACCACCGGCGGCCCCTAACGGGGCCACCGGCGAACTGTTTAGCGTTATATCTACTCCCGTCCATACTGGCAAGCCAGCGAAAACTATGAAGTAGAAAGAGAGGCTAAATCAGCTCTCGCCACCAAGAACCTTGGTGACGTTGGCACCGGTTGAGGCAGTGAGGAACGCCGTCAAGGCGTCCACCACATACTTCACCTCAGTGATGGTAAAACCGACAGGCGGGTGGTCAACAACGAGGTAGGTACTCAGTGAGTACTCCTTGTTGAAACCAGTTGCCAGCGGATCTGCCGCCACCTTCCGGAAATCCACCCTGACCTGACGCCGGTTCCGCTTCCCATAGTTATGGGAAATGGAGAGCTTCAGGTTGGAATCGTCCTTGGAGAACTTCCCAGAGTCGACTCCAGAGCTAACACGCGGAAGCGTGTTTGCAACAGAGTTGAGGGTCAAAGTCTGAGGATCAGAGAACATAGTGCTCTTTCTGTGTATCAGGGAGAGAGTCCGAATGGACTCTGATGACTCCCTTATGTGGAGTTAGTAGCATTATAGGGCTACTCGCGGCGAACGGGACATCCCGAGAGCCGCGGTGATGGAAATCTGCTTGCTACTTAATGTAGCAATGTCGATTCCAAAGCCGTACGGAGTAGCTTGCGAACGGATCTTTGCAGTGCTGCCAGTGGCATCATGCAGAGATATCCGCCGTGGGCCAGCTGGGGTGTTAATACTCCCCTGCCAGATGCCATGAGAGGACTCAGAAACTTCCTCCATGACATACCCATATCGCATCACCAAAGAATCGGCGCCTAAGGCAGACCAAGCACGAGTAACATCTCCCGTGTTGGAAAACCAGTCAGCTGCCCAAGACCATGGTGCGAGATTCCACACTACGTCAGGCGTGAGCCTGGTTCCCAGAAGTTTATTACATTCTACTTCTGCGAGCTTCATCGAACCGAGAGCCCCTGAATGGGGTTCAGGCAGATAATACGTATAAGCACCGCTAAACCACAGTTTGCGAGATTTCTCGCTCCAAGTGATATAGCCGGTTGTGGGATCATCAGCAATCATCCACGAATCGATTTGCGATCCGTCGCATTTAAACGGCGCGACCCAGCCCCATTTGGGGCCGTCTTTGTCGGTGGATGATGATTCACTTGTCAGAGTAAGCCTTCGTCTGACATTGCGTCCCGAGTCACGGTGAAGTTGCCGTATGATTTTATTGTGGTTCTTTGCGGATCTCGCAAACTTCTGCAAGTCGCTAACCAGCGGCAACCAACCAAAGACATAGTTCAGGTATTCGTCGCTTATCTCTTTTGAGTCGACAAACGGATGTGCCTTTCGGTAATCCGACTTCGACCTATTAGAAAGTAGGCTTCGATACTCCTTTACCCTATCTCGTAAATCACTCCCTGGCAGGTGAGGGACTCCATCTCGATGGAGCTCGCCAACTGCATTGGAAAGTGACGACACGGGGTTGGTGGGGACAGTGCGAGCGATAGCAGTAGTCCCAGCAGCATCCAGCTTATAAGCTGGAGAGTTCGCTGCATAATTGAGACTAGTAACCGTCGCCGCTGATGAACTCGTGTGGAGCGTTCCCACATAAGTCCTACCCAATCCTTGAACGGAGAAGCTTTCTCCTCCGCTCGTGGCCCAAGTACTGGACGTTCGGAATGGTCCACCAATATCCTCCTGAGTCTTGCCTAGGCGAGAAACAGGATGACCCCACGAATAGGTGTCTTGCTTCAACTCATGTTGAAGAGGGACAAGCGGAATAGTTGGGTCGTTGTAAAACGTCCAACTACCGCCCCCAACGGGTTGCAATTTCCGTTGAGTCCTATGCGTGAACACAAATGAATCCTCTTTATAGGCAGTGCACATGAATTTGTGAGATGCTGTATTAAAGCACCCGGGCCCTCCCCTTTCTG